TCAGAACAGCGACGTCTGACCAGTGTCGTCCACACGGAGGACACCCAGCAACTGCCATGTGTGATGGCGCTTGGCCATGTTGCCGACGCAGAACAACATGCCTTTCCGAGGGTATTCCTCGTTGAAGGTCTTGCTCATCCAGTCCAGCGCAGCCTGGTCGGATCCCTCCCGCCGACGGCCGTTGAAGAACATGGCGTGGGCTTCCCAATCGCCATTCGCGCAGTCGTGGGGGCCCGTGCCATCTTCGAACTTGAAGCGGAAATCATAGGGACTGGGTTCGAGCGCCTTCAGTTGCTCATCGAAGAACGACCCCTGGCGCGCGGCCTCCGCATACAGTCGCCGTTCCTGTTCGATCTCATCCGGCTTTTTGGCCTTGTAGAAGAATCGGGTATTTCGCGGCCGGATCAGCGCAAGCGACCTGCCAGCCGCCTCGGCTTCCTTGATGGAGGCAGACACGAGCGGGCTGAGAAACGACGCTCGATCCTTCGGCGACATGCTGCCGTTCACGGTGATGCTGTCTTCCATCACATGGCAGCTCTCCGCACGACGATCACTGGTCGGCGGCCTGAACTTGAAATCGACCCAGTCCCAGCGCTTGAACGCAGCGCCGTCGGAAAGATGCCGAAATCGGATTGGGAACAGGCGCTTGAATTCGCCGTGGGCTGTCACCCCGGCGCAGCAGACAGTTTCCCCGTGGTTGGCGCTACGCTGCGGTAAGGCCTTCACCAGAATGGAAACGCGGCAGTTTTGCAGCGTGACGGACATATCGCTCCGGATCATCAGCGAACAGATTGAATACCTCGAAGCCCGTCTCTTCGATCACTTCGTGCGCAACGATTGTCCTGTGGCAGGTTTCCGGATCGCGCTCGAAACAGAGCAGGCAAGTCGGCGCATCCTGAACAAAATCGATCAATTTCCGCAGCGATTCTTGCGCTGGGGTTGTCTCGATATGCGCGCCGTAAATTGAACGAAACAGGTCAAAATCTCCGGCCCGGGCTGCTTCGCGGCCGGGTTTGGGATCGCCAAGGGCGATGAAATGCGAATATTCGATACCTTCGTCGGCAAGACGCGCAGCCAGCTTGGTTTTCGAGAAGCCGGCCTTGCGCGATGCAGCGACCGCGCGAACATCGGCCAACCTTTCGACGCCAGCCGCTTTCAGCGTCCGGACGAACCGATCAATGTCGGTTCCCTCATAGCCAACCGTGAATACTACGCTCATGCCTGCCCCTTTTCTTTGACGGTAACATGCCTTGGTTCCGACGTGAATCCCCTGATTTGCCGCAGATCTTGAGGTGTCGCAGCTTCGCCAAGCGCACGCTTCTGCTCGCTCCAGTCTTCCGACAGAGGTTGCCGCAGGACTTCCAGCGTCAGGTGGCGCGGCTGACGTCCGTCGAGGATCGACTCAACCAGGTCTGGGGACAGATGCGACAGGCGCATCGTCCTCGTAAGGTATGGTGCAGCGATCCCCTCTCGCTCGGCCAGTTCGGCGATGGTGGCGAACTCACCCGACTCGAGCATCCGCTTCCAGCGGAAGGCGCGGGCCAGCGCCTTGACCAGCGTGCTGTCCGGCGTGCGCTCTGGTCGGACGCGGTCGGGCAGTTGCATCTCCTTGCGTCCGCCGCGCTTCACGATGCGGAATGGCACGTGGATTGTGACCGTCTCGGGGACCGCCGTCGCGCGGGTCATGCTGCTGCTCCGATGCTGCCAGACAGCATCTCGCGCGCGAGCCCTCCGAGGCCGTCCATCCGGAGCCGGAAGTTGAGCCCGTTCGTGCCGATATCGACGCGCTCAACCAGCAGCGTGACAATGCGGGCCTGCTCTGCGGGGAAGAGTTCGTCCCACAGCGGATCGAGCTGCTGCAAGGCCGCGCGTGCGTCGGCCTCGGAGATGTCTTCGGCGTAGGCACGCGCCGCCTTCAAGGTCCCCGCAACAATCTCCGGCTGGCGAAAGACGGCGCGAAGCTGGTCGATCACCGCCGCCTCGATATCGCCCGCGGGCACGCGGCCGACCGGGCACGACCCAGCGCCATGCTTCAGCACCGTCTGGCTGACATAGTAGCGGTACAGCCGGTCGCCCTTGCGGGTATGCGTCGGCGAGAATGCGGCGCCATCGGGCCCGAACAGTAACCCCTTCAGCAGCGCGGGCGTGTCGGCGCGTGTGCGGGCGGCGCGCTTCCGGGGGCTCTCCTGCAGGATCGCATGGACACGGTCCCACGTCTCGCGGTCGATGATGGCGTCGTGCTCGCCGGGATAGCTGTCGCCCTTGTGGACCGCCTCGCCGATGTAGGCGCGGTTGCTGAGCATCCGGTAGACGTACTTCTTGTCGATCCTGTTCCCGCGCGGCGTTCGGATGCCGCGTGCGCCGACTTCTCGCGCCAGTTCCGTACAGGACCCGGTTTCGAGGAAGCGCGCGAAGATCCAGCGGACATGCGCGGCGGCTTCCTCGTCCACCACCAGCTTCCTGTTCTCGACGCGGTAGCCGAAGGGCGGCACCCCGCCCATCCACATGCCCTTTTTCCGGCTGGCGGCGACCTTGTCGCGGATCCTCTCGGCCGTGACCTCGCGCTCGAACTGGGCGAAGGACAGCAGGATGTTCAGCGTCAGGCGTCCCATCGACGTGGTGGTGTTGAAACTCTGCGTGACCGATACGAAGGTCACGCCGTTCCGGTCGAACACCTCGACCAGCTTGGCGAAATCCGCCAGCGACCGAGAGAGGCGGTCGATCTTGTAGACCACGACCACGTCGACCAGCCCGTCCTCGATGTCCTCCAGCAGCCGCCTCAGGCCGGGCCGTTCCAGCGTGCCGCCCGAGATGCCGCCGTCGTCATACTGATCGCGGACCAGCACCCAGCCTTCCGACCGCTGACTAGCGATGTACGCCTCGCAGGCCTCTCGCTGGGCATGCAGGCTGTTGAACTCCTGCTCCAGCCCTTCCTCGGAGGATTTGCGCGTGTAGACGGCACACCGCAGCTTGCGGACGAGCTTCGATTTTTCGGGCGGCTTCGTCATGTCCGACCCCTGTGATTCTTAAGCCCGAAGAACACCCAGCCGTTCCAGCGCGTGCCGGTGATGGCCCGTGCGATGGCGGACAGCGACTTGTAGGGCCGCCCCTGCCATTCGAAGCCGTCGGCAGTTACGGTGACGATCTGCTCGACGCCCTGCCATTCTCGCAGCAGCCGCGTTCCCGTGATCGGGCGGTCACGGTCGGCGCGCATGCCGCGCTTCTTCCTGTCGCCGCCGTCCAGTTCCTCGCCGAGCCGCTCAAGGCGCCGGATCGTCTCCGGCTTCAGCCCGCCATAGGCGAGTTCCTGGATGCGATAGGCCAGCCGGCTTTCGAGGTAGCGGCGATTGAACGGCGGCGGCTCGCTGTCGAACAGGTCGCGCCACTGTTGCTTCAGGTCGGGCGTCGGCGTGGTCTTGAGCGCGGCCAGGCGCGCTGGGATGGGATCGGGCTTGTTCATGCATTTCTCCGGTGAGTTGGAGTTGCATGACGACATTGGTCGGGCGGATAGTGTAGGCAACGTTCTCCAGTATCGTCAGATACTTCTCGCCCATCCCGCATCCGCAACCGAACCAGCCCGAGCGCCAGCAGCCCGCAGAGCTCGGCGCGGCGCTTGGTGGCGGGCATATGGTCAGGTGGGAGCGGATTGGGACGTTTCATGTCTCGTGGCCGTGTTCGGTGGTGGATACCAAACAAAAGCCACCGGCCCGCCCGGGATGGGACATCTCATGAAAGCGGGATCCGAAAATGCGAACAGGAAGAGAACATCAAGACTTGCCGATCACGGATTTGTCCATGATTATCGCAGGTTGAATCAATCGAGAGCAGTAGTTCAGTGAGGTGAGTTCATGGCGCGTAAGAAGAGCGAATTCGGACCGAACCTCGGGAGCATCCTTCAGGGCGCCCCGGCTGCGCTGGTCCGGCAGTTTCTCGCCAGCTTCAAACGGCCCGACGACACTCTTCTCGCTCCGCCGGAAATCGCTGAGGGCACGCCCGATGATCAAGGCAAGGCAGCCCTGAGTGCGTACCTGCGTTCGGAGGACAAGGAAATCATCGGGCTACTTGAAGGCATCGCTGGCGCTCTGCTCGACATGGGCCAGGACAAGGGAGCGACCTCACTCGAAACGGTTGCGGGCCAACGGCTGCAGAATGTCGACTACGACCAGTTTGAGTCCCAGCCTGACCTTCTGTGCAAGAGCATCTGGATGCGCACGGTCTTCCCGATGCACTTTCACGACGCCCAGAGCTTCTATGCCGCGCGGCGCTATCGAGAACGGCGGACGTACTACACATGCTGCGAGGTGGACTTCGACCACGCTTCTGTCGCCGACACGGACGGAATCCCTGACGAGAAGCTCTGTGACGCTGTTCAGGAAGCTCTGGGACTGAAGGGCAAGGTCACCGCGTCCATCCTCGAATTGCCCGAGACCGCCAACTACCCGCCGTCCTTCATGGTCGCCCTGCGCCATCCCGGGCCCCTGTCGAGCATCGACAATCATCGCGAGGAAGGGGGCTGGACCGTCCATTACTACAGGCCCTCGCATGAGGCTGTCCTGATCTACACACCCCAGCTGAAGAAAATCGAGGTCGCGTCTGCCAGCAGCGACGTTCGTGAAAAGACCTCTAAGGTCTTCGCGGAGGTCGTTCTAGGGCGCCCGCCTTCGGCCAAACCGCTGACCCGCCGGGAATTCAACCTCGAACGCTTCAGGTCTTCCTTCGATCTGGATTGTCCGGATCTCGAGGACGTCGAGATCACGATGGCGGCGGTAGTCGAGGCCGAGGTCCGCCTCGGCTCGTGGGGCCGAAGGCTGAACATCAAGGTGACCATAAAGGACAAGATGGAGGAAGTTGTCCAGAAATACGTCTCCAATTCGGCCAACCTGATCCGGAGTTTCGGCTTCACAAAAATCGCCATCGCAATTGGTTACACCCGTCGATCGGACGGAAAGGAGGGAACCTTCCGGGTCTCGATCTCGGATGGCAGCAGTTCGGACGTGCAGAGCATGCGCGATCCGTTCCTTCGGGACCTCGGGTTCCGACTGCTCGAATACTGGGGTATTATGCAGAACCTGCGGACGCTCACCGATCAGGAACGGGCTCAGTGGTTCGGCTTTCTTCTGTCGCTGTACGACCTGCCCGGCGACACTGTTGCAGGTGCGTTCTTCAGCTCCGCGGGCGTCGATCCAGCCCGTCTGGTGAGTGCGAGATTGATTGCCCGCAAAGGGCGGCAGGTGATTGGGCTCGCCGAGGATGACGATGAGGTTGTCGAAGTTGAGCAGCAAGCGGGTCCGGAGCCAGGGACGGTTCGACAAACCGGTTCCTTTGGGGAGGCGGACGGATTGCGTCTCGACACCAATGCGATCGAGTACGGGATCGATCGAGCATGGCTCGCCGAAACCATCCTCAAGGCGATAGCTGGCTCTCTCGGCATCAGAAACATCGAAACCATCAACGAGTTTGTCGTCTCGCTTGGGCCGATGGCACTGGGTGAGCGAAAGGTCCCGCTTTACCTGGCGCGCCGCCTTGCCGATCTGAAAGCCCGCGAGAGTGTGGAAACTGCGCTTCGGTCGCGGCATACAGCGGGCCCCGGTCTCGTACTCGCCGTTTCCGATGAGCCGCCGCAATTCCTCGGGCCGAACGTCGTTATCGCGCTGCGCGACCTGCTGCTGAACGACGGAAGCCTCGGCGATCTGGACCGAGAGGAAATGGCCCGGCGCTTCGAGGCAAACCGAACGCTGGCGACCTCTGCGCAAGTCGCTCAGGTTGTGCGACACACGCCTCGCTCTGCGACGCTCATCATCCCTGGTCTCGAGCCGCTCACGCTCGACGGCGCGGGCCAGATCCAACTCTTCGAAAGCCTTGTTGAAGCGGCGACCGATGGCACAGGCCAGCGGCTGACCAAGGTCCTGATGGACGGGATGGGGTCTGACAATCCCAGACAGCTGTTCTCTTCCGGCGCATGGGCGAAGGCTCATCCGACTTACATCCGACACGGTTCGAGCAATCGCTATTGGCGTCTCGGCGAGGCGACCGACCCCGCGTGATCTAGAGTTCATCTAGGGTTTCGGGCGGGACGGTCTAACAAACCGCTGATTATTGGAAGGGCTCCATATAGAGGAGCTTTTTCATGCCGACTCCCTTCCCCTCGCGCCAGGCAGCCCAGACGAGCTGGTCCGGCGCCGCGACGACCAAGTCCACCACCCTCAACTCGGAATGGCGCTGCACGCGCTGTGACAAGCTGCTCGGCGTCTGCCGGGACGGCCGCATGCACCTGCGCTTCGCGCGGGGGCACGAGTATCTCGTGGGCTTCCCGGTTCAGGCCACCTGTCGGGGCTGCGGCACGCTGAACAACGCGACCGCCCCCGCGCGCTGACGCGCGCATTCACCCAACCCCCTGAAATCGCAGAGACGCGCGACGTCCTGACCTGGCCACGAGAAGGCGCCGGACGCCTGGCCGCAAGGCAGGCGTCCGATGTCTATCGCGTGGCACGAGATCCGTGATCACCTCATGCATTCTTCTTCCAACCTTCACTTCCAGCGCAGTTTCGACGCCGTCCGGCGTGAACAGGCCGCCCTTGCGGCGTTCCGGGATCCGGCGGCCCTGCTGGACAGGCTGCACCGCAGCCCCGGCGATAAGGGCCAGAAGAACCTGATCCTTTCCACTCTCGTCAGGGCGGCGCAGGGCGACGGTCCCGTGTCCGACTGCGCCCTGACGCTGCTGTTGCTGGCGCTCTGGCCCGGCCTCGACGCCATCCGCCGCCGGTCGCTCTGGCGCAGGCTCGGCACCGCCGACGAGATCGCGTCCGATGTTCTGGCGCGCACCACCGAGGCTGTCCGCGGCCTCGATCTCGGTCGCGTCAACTGGATCGCGGCCACGGTGCTGCGCAACGTCGAGCGCGACATGATCCGCATGCGCCAGCGCGACCAGACGCGCGAATATCTCGCCAGCGGCGCCGACCCCGACGAGGTGGCGGACAGCGGCGAAAGCGGGATCGGCGCGGCCGGGTACGCACGGCTGAACGGCGCCATGCGGAAGCTGCTCGGCGACGACGCCCTCCTGGTGATCCGCGTGTCGATCGAGGGCTTCTCGCAGGCCGAGGTCGCCGTCGAACTGGGGCTGACCGAGGCGGCCGCCCGCAAGCGGTACCAGCGCGCCATGCGCCGGCTGCACGGCGCCCTCCAGGAAATCCCCTGAGCCGATGTCCCGATCCGGTCCCGCCGGTGGCTTTTCCCATTCGAGCGCCCCGAGCGCCTTCCCTCCAACCGAAAGCAGACACGCATGAACCGCACTGCCGATCTGTCGCTCGAGGATTTCAGGCGTCTTCCGGGGCTCTATCGCCGCTGGGAGCTGACCGAGGTCTGTGAGCCCAACCGCAACTTTCAGATCGAGGACGCCGGCGCCCATGCCGACGGGACGCCGCTCTTGGCGATCTACGTCGCCGAGCCCGCGCCCGACGTCCGCGAGGCCGCGTGATGCGCCTCCTCGATCACATCATCCCACGGAGAACCGCCATGCCGGACCAGCCGGACACCATCACCCGTCTTCGCAAGGTGAACTACGCGCTCGAAGATCTCCCCGAAACTATCGCCTTCCCGCAGCGCGCCGGTGACGAGCCGCGGGAGCCGCTGCCGGTCGTCGAGGCGACCGTCGACGAGATCGCCTTCGCGATCGTGGAGGCGGAGCGCGAGAGCTCGGCCGCCTACCGCCGCGCCGACGCGCTGAAGCGGCTCTACAAGCTCGCCCGCGAGGCGGGGTGCATCGGCGCAGATCGCGCCGCCACGGCGGTGATGAAGAAGGAGGGCCAGTGATGGCCCTTCCCATCATCGGCGCCGACGAACGGATCGCGCAGCGCAAGGGCATCAAGGGCGTGATCTTCGGCCGGTCCGGCATCGGCAAGACCAGCCTGCTCTGGACGCTGAACGCCCCGACCACGCTCTTCCTCGACCTCGAGGCCGGGGATCTGGCGGTCGAGGGGCTGGAGATCGACACGCTCCGGCCCCGCACCTGGAAGGAATGCCGGGATTTCGCGGTGTTCATCGGCGGGCCGAACCCGGCGCTGCGCGAGGACCAGCCCTACAGCCAGGCGCATTTCGACGAGGTCTGCGGGCGCTACGGCGACCCGGCGGTGATCGGGAAGTACGAGACCGTCTTCATCGACTCGATCACCGTGGCCGGGCGGCTATGCTTCCAGTGGTGCCGCGGCCAGCCCGAGGCGTTCTCCGAGAAGACCGGCAAGCCCGACATCCGCGGCGCCTACGGTCTGCATGGCCGCGAGATGATCGCGTGGCTGACCCACTTGCAGCACACGCGCGGCAAGCATGTCTGGTTCGTGGGCATCCTTGACGAGCGGCTCGACGACTTCAATCGCAAGGTCTTCCAGCCGCAGATTGACGGCTCGAAGACCGGGCTCGAGCTGCCGGGGATCGTCGATCAGGTCATCACCATGGCCGACATCGCCGATGCCAACGGCCAACCGCAGCGCGCCTTCGTCTGCCAGACGCTGAACCCCTGGAGCTATCCGGCCAAGGACCGCTCGGGCCGCCTCGACAGGGTCGAGGCCCCGCATCTCGGCCGGCTGATGGAGAAGATCCAGCGCCCCGCAGCGCCGGTCTCCGAACGCCTGACATGGCCGCCGGTCACCCCGGCCGATCCCGCGCCCGCGCAGGAGCCCGGCCATGGCTGAGCGCATCTCGCCACGCCCGGTGTCCCGATCCGGTCGCCGGGGTGGCTTTTCCCCACTGACGCCGCTGCGCGTCCCATCCTCCAACTGAAAGGAGCCGCGCAATGTCCGGACCCTGGAACGACTTCAACTCCGCCCAATCCAACACCAACGTCATCCCCAAGGGCACGCTCGCTAAGGTGCGCCTGACGCTCCGCCCGGGCGGCTTCGACGACCCCTCGCAGGGCTGGACCGGCGGCTGGGCGCGCCGCGCCGCCACTGGCGCCGTCTATCTCGACGCCGAATACACGGTGCTCGAGGGGCCCTATGCCCGGCGCAAGGTCTGGTCGCTGATCGGCCTCTACAGCCCCAAGGGCCCGGACTGGGCCAACATGGGGCGCGGCCTGATCCGCGGCATCCTCAACTCGGCGCGCGGCGTGTCGGACAAGGACAACTCGCCGGAGGCGCAGCTGCGCCGCCGCATCAACGGGTTCGGCGATCTCGACGGCGTCGAGTTCGTCGCCCGCATCGACATCGGCACTGACACGAACGGCGAGGACAAGAACGAGATCCGCGCTGCCGTCACGCCCGACCATCGCGACTACGCCGCGCTGATGGGCACGGTCGCGCCGCAGTTCACCGCCGGCCCGGCGCAGGGCCACGCCCCGCAGCAGCCCACAACGGCCACCCAGCCCAGCCAGCCCGCGTCCGCCCCCGGTAACGCCGGTCGGCCGAGCTGGGCGCAGTAAGGGGGGACCGGCCATGCGCCTGCGCCCCCGCCAGAAGACCTTCGTCGAGCGCAGCGTGGCTGCGCTCGCTTCCCGCGGCAACACGCTGGGCGTGGCGCCCACCGGTGCGGGCAAGACCATCATGCTCTCGGCGGTCACCGGCGAGATGATCGGCGACGGCGCCAAGGCCTGCGTGCTGGCGCATCGCGACGAGCTGACGGCGCAGAACCGCGCCAAGTTTCAGCGCGTGGTGCCGGGCGTCGCCACTTCGGTGATCGACGCCACGGAGAAGTCCTGGGGCGGTCAGGTCGCCTTCGCCATGGTGCCTACGCTGGCGCGGGCCTCGAACCTGGCCGACATGCCCCGCCTCGACCTGCTGGTTGTCGACGAGGCGCATCACGCCGTCGCCGACAGCTATCGACGCATCATTGACCGCGTGCGCGAGGCCAATCCCGACGCCCGCATCTTCGGGGTCACGGCGACGCCGAACCGTGGCGACAGGAAGGGCCTGCGCGAGGTCTTCGACAATGTCGCCGACCAGGTGCGATTGGGCGAACTGATCGCGTCGGGCCACCTGGTGCCGCCGCGCACCTTCGTCATCGATGTGGGCGTGCAGGACGAGCTGCGCTCGGTCCGCAAGACCATGTCGGATTTCGACATGGCGGAGGTGGCGGGCATCATGGACCGCGCGCCCGTCACCGACGAGGTGATCCGCCACTGGAAGGAGAAGGCGGGCGATCGGCAAACCGTGGTGTTCTGCTCCACGGTCGCGCACGCCGAGCATGTCACCGACGCGTTCAGGGCAGCTGGCGTTTCCGCCGCGCTGATCCACGGCGATCTTGCGGCCGAGACCCGCAAGGCGATCCTCTCCGACTACGCGGCGGGCGACATCCACGTCGTGGTCAATGTCGCGGTGCTGACCGAGGGCTGGGACCATCCGCCCACATCCTGCGTCGTGCTGCTGCGGCCCAGCTCCTACAAGTCCACCATGATCCAGATGGTCGGGCGCGGGCTGCGCACCGTCGATCCCGAGGAACACCCCGGCATCGTGAAGACCGACTGCGTCGTGCTGGATTTCGGGACGTCGAGCCTGATCCACGGCACGCTGGAACAGGATGTCGATCTCGACGGCAAGACCGAGGCCGGCAAGGCGCCGACCAAGACCTGTCCGGCCTGCGAGGCGGAGATCCCGCTGGCCGCCACCGAATGCCCGCTCTGCGGCGAGGCGTTCCCGCGCGAGGATCTGGATGCGGGCGAAGGCGGGGACGCCGCGCCGCTCTCGGGCTTCATGATGACCGAGATCGACCTGCTGAAGCGGTCCAGCTTCGCGTGGGTCGACCTCTACGGCACGGACGACGCGCTGATGGCTACGGGCTTCGCAGCCTGGGGCGGCATCTTCTGGCTGGACGGGGTCTGGTACGCGATCGGCGGGGCGAAGGGCGAGCGCCCCCACCTGTTGGGTGTCGGTGAGCGCACCGTCTGCCTCGCGCAGGCCGACGACTGGCTGAACACGCACGAGACCGACGAGAGCGCCTTCAAGACGAGGGGCTGGCTGCGCCAGCCGCCGACCGAAAAGCAGCTCCAGTACCTGCCGCCCGAGTGCCGCCATGACTTCGGCCTGACGCGCTACCGCGCCTCCGCGCTGATGACCTTCGGCTTCAACAAGCGCGCCATCCGCCAGTTGATCGACACGGCCGCCCGGCCCGAACGGAGGGCGGCATGACCCGTGATGCCCTTCACATCCATCAACGCCGAGGACCGGCGGCGGCTCTGGCATCCGCGTGGAACGCTCTGTGCTGTCTGCCGGCAACCCACCCGTGGTTTTGGCTGGTTCGATCCGCACCGGTCGAAGCAGCCCCGGCCTTCGGTCTGGTTCTGCTCGATGCCCTGCCAGTCCTTCTGGACGCGCTTGGCGCGGGAGCGTCTCACCATGGTTGACCTGACCGAGGAAGAGCGCGCCGCCGTCACCGCCACCATGAAGCGCGTGGCGCTGCTGATGGACGAGATCGGCTGGGCCACCCCGCTTGCGGATCTGACCGAGGCGCAGGTGCGCGCGCTGATCGAGGAAGCCGTCGAGGGCTTCCGCGAGGCCATGTCCGATATCGCCCGGGCGCAGACGCCGGAGGTGCCGTTTTGACCAAGCTCTGCACGAAATGCGGCGTCGAGAAGGACGTCTGCGAGTTCGGACGCCGCCGGCTCAGTCCCGATGGTCGGCAGACCTGGTGCCGCGACTGCCGCCGGGAATACCAGCGTGCCTACGCGCAGAAATTCAGGAAGCCCGAGAAGCATCGGGAGGCGCAGCGTCGCTATCGCCTGCGCCACGCCGAGAAATATCGGGCCCACAGCATCGTCCGGCGTGCCGTCAAGGCTTGTCGGATCGTCGTGCCGGTCTGGTGTCAGCGATGTGGCTGCGTGACCGACCTCGAAGCGCATCACCACGACTATGACGCGCCGCTCTCGGTCGAATGGCTCTGCTCGACCTGCCACGGGCTCGCCCACCGCAGCTACGAGGGAGGCCAGCATGCTGGACTATAACCGCCGCCCCAGCTTCGCCGAGCGGGTGAACACCGCCGTCGATCAGGCGCTCACCGCCGATCAGGCGATGCGGCCGCCCCGCGATTATCTGGGCGGCTCGCGCCTCGGCCATGCCTGCGAGCGGGCGCTGCAGTTCGAGTTCACGGCGACGCCGAAGGACGAGGGCCAGGACTTCAGCGGCCAGTCGCTACGCATCTTCGCCATCGGCCACGCGCTGGAGGATCTGGCCGTCGCCTGGCTGCGCGGCGCGGGATTCGACCTCTACACCCGCAAGGGCAACCGGCCAGATGGCGGCCAGTTCGGCTTCTCGGTCGCGGGCGGGCGCATCCGCGGTCATGTCGACGGGATCGTCGCCAAGGCCGCCGCGACGTTGGGGTTGCGCACCCCCGCGCTCTGGGAGTGCAAGACGATGAACGCGAAGAACTGGCGCGCCTGCGTCAAGGACGGCGTGAGCAAGTCGAAGCCGGTCTATGCCGCCCAGATCGCGGTCTATCAGGCCTACATGGAAACCAGCGTGCCCGGCATCAGCGCTGCGCCCGCCGTGTTCACCGCGATCAACAAGGACACGGCCGAGATGCACCACGAACTGGTGCCTTTCGACGCCGATCTCGCGCAGCGCATGTCCGACCGGGGCGTGCGGATCCTGCAGGCGACCGATGCGGGCGAGCTTCTGCCACGCGTCGCGACCACGCCCGACTTCTTCGAATGCCGCTTCTGCCCGTGGGCCGAGCGCTGCTGGGGGCTGCCAGCATGAGCGACGACGGCATCCTGCACTTCAACCCGTGGATGGACTTCAACGACGGGCCGCCGTCCGAGAACCCGTTCGGCTGCGACCCCGACCCAGAGCAGATCGCCGTCTTCCTCGACACCGTGTTCAGCTGGTGCGAGGGGCTGATCCCGCTCCGCGGCTTCGTAGACAAGGGTCAGGGCCGGGACGGCAAGCCGCACAACATCTGGATCCCCGCCGACGAGACCGCGACAGAGAAGCTCGCAACATTCGCCGGATGGGCGAACCGCGAAGGCGCCGCCGTCTATGTCATCCCCGGCACCGTCGCCGAGCAGGGCCAGGCCCGCGCCGCCGACGTGCTGCAGATGCAGGCCATCGTCGTCGATCTCGACGCGGGCGACATCCCGGCCAAGCTCGAGCACGTCACCCGCCACCTCGGCCCGCCTACGTTGATCATCGAAAGCGGCGGGCGCACACCCGAGGGCGCGGCGAAGCTCCATGTCTGGTGGAAACTGACCGAACCCGCCGAGAGCGAAGAGCTGGCCACCCTCTGCCGCCTGCGGGGCGAGATCGCCGTGAAGGTCGGCGGCGACACGCATTTCCGATCGGCACACCAGCCGATCCGGGTGCCTGGCACCGTCTATCACAAGCATGGCCATCAACGCCTCGTGCAGATCCGCGAACAGCGCGACGTCGAGGTGGACCTTGTGGATTTCGCCGAACGGGTCGCCGAGATGCCGCCGCTGCCCGGCGTGGGCTTCGCCAGCGACGTCTCGGCCCCGGCGACCAAGCCCGGCATCGACGCGGTGCTCACCACGCCGGTGCGCGAAGGCGCGGTCGACGACTGGTCGCGGTTCCAGGGGGCCAGTGCCGCCATCGGGCACTACATCCGCATGGTGCACGAAGGCCGCCTTGATCCATTCGAGGGCTGGGAGGCGATCTGCGGCTACAACGCCGCCATGCTGCGCCCGTCCTGGCCGCTTGATCGGCTGCAGGCCGAGTCCGAACGCCTCTGGGCGCTGCATGTGAAGCGCAACGGCCCGCCGCTCCTGCGCGCGGCCCATGTCGGTGCCCCGGCCAGCCCGCTGCCGACATTCAGCCTCGGCGCGCTGCTCGACGACACCAGTCCGATGCCGGAGGACATCATCGGGCCGCGCGTGCTGACGCCGGGCGGGCTCCTGGTGCTGGGCGGCGCGCCGAAGGTCGGCAAGAGCGACTTCCTGATCTGCTGGCTCGTGCACATGGCCGCTGGCGTGCCGTTCCTCGGCTTCACGCCGCCCCGGCCGCTGGGCGTGTTCTATCTGCAGGCCGAGATCCAGTATCACTACCTGCGCGAGCGCATGCAGCAGATCGCGCTGTCTGCCGCCGTGATCGCCGCCGCGCGCGACACCTTCATCGCCACGCCGAAGCTGAAGCTGCTGCTCGACGCGGAGGGCGTCGCCCGCGTGGCCGAGGCTATCCGGGCCGCATTCGCCGACGCGCCGCCCGACATCATCGTCATCGACCCCATCCGCAATCTCTTCGATGGCGGACCCGAGGGGGGCGGCGAGAACGACAACACCGCCATGATGTTCTTCCTGAAGGACCGGGTCGAGCTCCTGCGCGAGGCGATCAATCCGGACGCGGGCGTCATCCTCGCCCACCACACCCGCAAGGCCAGCAAGCATCAGGTCAAGGACGATCCCTTCCTCGCGCTCTCCGGCGCCAGCGCGCTGCGCGGCTTCTACACCTCGGGGCTGCTCATGCACCGCCCCGACGAGGACAGCACCGTCCGCCGGCTGGAGATCGAACTGCGGAACGGCCCCGCGCTGCCGGGCAAGCTCATCGACAAGGTGAAGGGCGAGTGGGTCGAGCTGAACCCGATGAACGAGCGCCTGGTGCGCAAGGAGGTGGGCGCCAAACTCGATGCCGAGCGGCTGCGCAAGCACGATGTCATCCTCGGCATGCTGCTGGATGAGGCGGCCAGCGAGCGCCTCTACACCGCCATGCAGTTCGCCGAGACCTTCGAGAACCGGGGAGGTCTGGGCAGCAAGCACACGATCCGTGAGCGTCTCAGCGTGCTGGCGACCAAGGGCTTTGTGAAGTTCCTGCGCGACCCCTCGGGGTTCGGCTTCCCCGTCACCCGGTCGCGGTTCGGCTACCTCTGCGTCGAGGGGATGCAGTTCGGCGCGCCCGTCGATCATGTCGATCCGGCCACCGGCGAGGTCACCACCGAGGCCCGTCCGGTCCTGCCCAGCCACTTCAAATGCCCCCAATCCGGGCTCTGCCTGCAGGTCGAAAACCCCGCCGTCTGGGTCTACCCGGAGGGGCTCGAGGACGACCTAACTCATATGAGTGAGGCCTGACTCATATGACAGCGCCAACTGTGAACTCAACGAAATCAACGGGTTACGGGCAAATAAGAGTTAGGTCCCTGACTCATGCCCGAAGACTTCATGAAGTCTTATTCTCCAATGATTTCAGCAACTTGCTCTCCCCGGAACAGTTAGGTGTCAAACCCCCATACTACGTATGGGAGGGCCACCCCACAGGGTTGGCCACTCCTCCCATACGTCCGGGCCAGCCGCGCGCGCCGCCGTGATGCTTCCTTGCGCTTCCCGATCCGACGACGGCGGCCCCGTACCGCCAAGCACCAGACCGCCGTCGTCTTCCACCACCACAGGCCACCGGCAAAGGAGACCCATCATGGCTCAGCCGACTCTGATCCCGAATTGCGACGGCGCAAGGTTTGAATCGCTGCCGCTCGACACCCCCCGCAACCGCTGCATCCTCGCGCTCGACCTCGGCACCGCGACCGGCTGGGCGATCCGCGGCCATGACGGTCTGATCACCAGCGGCACCGTCTCGCTGCGCCCCGGCCGCTTCGACGGCGGCGGCATGCGCTACCTGCGCTTCACCAACTGGCTGACCGAGATCGACCGGCTGTCGGGGCCCGTCGCCGCGATCTGGTTCGAGGAAGTCCGCCGCCACGCGGGCACCGACGCGAGCCATATCTACGGCGGGCTCATGGCCACGCTGACCGCATGGGCGGAACTGCGCGGCGTGCCCTACGAGGGGGTCCCGGTCGGCACGATCAAGCGTCATGCCGCAGGCAAGGGCAACGCCGACAAGGCCGCGATGGTCGCCGCCGTCCGCGCCCGCGGCTTCAGCCCGGCCGACGACAACGAGGCCGACGCCATCGCCATCCTGCTCTGGGCGATCGAGACGAAGGGAGGTGTCGCATGAGGTGGCACCCCCACGGCTACGGCGGCCAGCGCCGGGATCCCGAACAGGTCAAGCGCGAGGGCTGGCGGGAACAGGGCGTTCTCGCGGTCTCCGCCGATGACGACCGCCTCACCTGGCCCGAGCGTGAACTGGTCCGCCAACTCGGCGAAAAGCTCTACGGCCCGCGTCCCTCCGACAGGGAGTTGCGCCATGACTGATCGCGAATGGACCGCCGACTGCGTCGCCGATCATTTCGAGGAGGCGTTCCGCACCCTGCGCAAGCTGCCGCCGGTCAAGGTGCAGGGCTACTTCAACACCTGGCCCGACATCGTGCGGACCAGCCGCGAGATCGCGGCGATGGAGCCGCAGCCGATGCGGGTCTGGCCCTCGGCCGCCGCCATCACTCGGCTCGAGCAGACCTTCGACTGGGTGCTCTGGATCGAGGAGGCGGAGCGCAAGCTCGTCTGGTCGCGGGCGGCCCGCGTGCCGTGGAAGCAGATCAGCGGCGAGCTGGGGTGCGACCGCACCACCGCATGGCGGCGCTGGCAGCTGGCGCTGACCAAGATCGCTGCGCGCCTGAATGCGCAGTGACTCCAATGTGTTGCAACACTTTTTCCTTCGACATCTGCAACAGATCCATGCTATTCCGAAGGCAAGATGGGGAGAGTGCGCTGGAAAGCTCGCTCTCCCCTTTGCGTTGACGGGGGCCTTCTGGACCCCGGTATCCAGCGAGGGTCCGGCCGGGGTCCAGCCCACGGCAGTTTCCGGTTCCTTCCTGGCGACATTCGTATGCTGGCGGGCGAAGCGCGGCACATCGCCAGCGACAGGGCCTGATTTTTGGGAAGCCACCCGGAAGCCGGCCCCCCTGCGCCCCGCGCAAACACCAATGAACATAAGCTTTTCCGATCGGACACCGCTGGTGGCCGCTGGACCCCGCATGGAGTCCGGTGCGGCATCCGGATTCCGGAAGCCATCGGCATCCACCCGACCGAGGAACCTTGCCCACCATGACGCTGAGCTTCGCCCCGGATGCGATCGAGACCTGGCCGCTGTCGCGCTTGCAGCCCTATGCGAAGAACGCAAAGGCGCATGGCGCAGACCAGGTCGCGAAGATCGCCGCCAGCATGGCCGAGTTCGGCTGGACGGTTCCCTGCCTCGTGGGCGAGGACGGCGAGTTGATCGCGGGCCATGGCCGGGTGCTGGCTGCCACGCAGCTCGGTCTGACGGAAGCGCCGGTGATCGTGCTCGGGCACCTGACCGAGGCGCAGCGGCGTGCCTACCGGATTGCCGACAACAAGCTGACCGAACTCGGCACCTGGGACGAAGCGCTGCTGTCGGCGGAGCTGAACGACCTGCTGGCAGAGGACTTCGACCTGTCGCTGGTCGGTTTCTCGGATGGCGAGTTGGACAAACTGCTGGCTTTCGTGCCGGAGGGGGACGGTGAAGAAGGTGGCGCCGGAGGCTCCGTGCCGCCGGTTACCATTCCCGAGCCGCCGCGCAATCCGGCGTCGCGCACGGGCGATCTCTGGGTCCTTGGCGATCACCGGCTGCTCTGCGGAGACAGCACCAGCGCGGCCGACGTGCGCCGCCTGATGAACGGCGAGCGTGCGATCCTGTTCGCGACCGATCCGCCGTATCTCGTCGACTACGACGGCTCGAACCACCCGACCCGGAACAAGGATTGGTCGGCGTCCTATGGCACGACCTGGGACGACAGTTCTCAGGGCGCGGAGCTTTACGACGGGTTCATCGCCGCCGCCGTGGCCGAGGCCATCGCCGAGGATGCCGCCTGGTACTGCTGGCACGCCTCTCGCCGCCAGGCGATGCTCGAGGCCTGCTGGGAGAAGGCGGGCGCTTTCGTCCATCAGCAGATCATCTGGGTGAAGGACCGCGGCGTCCTCACCCGGTCCCACTACTTGTGGAAGCACGAGCCCTGCTTCATGGGCTGGCGCCGCCCGAACCGCCCGCCGAAGGTCGCCGAGCAGACGTTGCCCTCGACCTGGGAGATGCCGTCCTTCGCGAAGGACGAGCGGCCCGACCACCCGACGCCGAAGCCGCTCGACGCCTTCGGTATCCCGATGCGCCAGCATGTGGCGCGCGGCGGGATCTGCTACGAGCCCTTCTCCGGCTCCGGCTCGCAGATCATGGCGGGCGAGGCCAACGGCCGCCGCGTCTTCGCGATGGAGATCAGCCCGGCTTACGTCGATGTCGCCGTCGAGCGCTGGCAGGCCGAGACCGGCCGCGACGCCATCCTCGACGGCGATGGCCGGACCTTCGCGCAAGTGAGGACCGAGCGGCTGGGCAACGACGCTCAACTCCCGGTTGATGCGCCGGACACGGACGCTATCCCCGAACCCGCGCGAAAGCGAAAGACTGCAGCATGAAGCAATCGCGCCTCATGTCGCTGGTCGAGTCTCTCGCCAACGTCATCATCGGCTACGGCGTCGCCGTCGTCACGCAGATCCTGATCTTCCCGGTCTTCGGGCTGCACACGACGCTGGCGGAGAACCTGAAGATGGGCGCGGTGTTCACCGTGGTGAGCATCGCACGATCCTTCGCCCTGCGGCGGGTGTTCGAGACGATCCGGATGCAAAGCGCCAAATGATCGACCGCCGCCCCGGTAGGACGGCGGCCATCAACCTGTCGGGGTCGGCTGCGTCAGGCGGCGGGGAGTTTGTACACGCGCCCCCGATCCTCGACCTTCTCCGAAGTCACCTCGAGCCCGAGCTTCTTCTTCAGCGCCCCGGCCATCGCGCCGCGCACCGTGTGCGACTGCCAGCCCGTCGCGGCCATGATCTCCTCGATGGTCGCGCCGTCCGGCGCGCGCAGCATGGCGATCAGGGTCGCCTGCTTGGTGCCCTCGCGCGGCGTGCGCGTCTTGGGCGCGGTCTCGGTCTCGGTGCGGGTGTCCGGCGCGGGCTCCTCGGTCGGCGCGTCCGTCGCGCCCGCAGGCGCGGTGTTCGCGTCCTCGGTCTCGATGCCGATGGCGGCAAGGCCTGCGTCGGTGGCGACCAGCGTGACGCCGTGGCCGTCGCCGGTCTCGCGCCAGACGGGTTCGCCGTTGCGCATGTCGGCGTCGACCTCCTGCAGGAAGCCCTTGGCGAGCAGCGCGCAGACCACCTTGGCGGCGGCGCCGCCGCGCAGGCTCTCGGGCAGCGGCAGGGCAATGCGCTCGGGCCGCTGGGTGGCGGCGCTCAGGATCATGGCTTGGGTGTCGGAAAGCTTGGTCATCGTCGTCTCCCGTATCGGGGCGCGCGGAATGCGGGCCCTTCTACGAGGTCGAGCCCGCCAGTCGGCGGGCGGGACCGGGAGCGTGTCGCCTTACTCGGCGTGTTCGCCTTCGCTGAAGGCCATGTCGGTGATTTCGCGCAGCTTGGCGCGGTAGTGGTTCAGGGTGCCGACATGGCCCCAATTGATCTCGTCGGGGCTGGTCTCGAAATGGTCCGCGCTCAGGGCGGCGAGCCGCTCCAGCATCGTGTCGATCTCGGTCTTCGCGGCAATGAAGGCGTCGAGGGCTTTCGTGTTGTCCTGTGCGCGGCGGGTCATCGGGGTGGCTCCGTGGTGACTTGCATCGTCCTTCTGGGGACACGTTCCCTCTGTCCGCGACGCTTATCAACTCGATAAGCACATGATTCATAATGATAATCGGAGCCGTCGATGCAGGGCATGAGCGAGCGCCAGTACGCCGCCCATGTCGGGCTGTCACGGGGTGCGATCCAGAAGGCGAAGACCGCCGAGCGGCTGGTTCTCTATCCCGATGGCAGCATCAACGCGGCCGCCAGCGACGCCAGACGGGCCGAGACGACGGACCCGTCGAAGACGAGGAAGGCACCAGCGCCGAAGCTGAAGCCTGTCCCCGAGGCGGCGGTGGCCGCTGTCGGCGACACGCTGCGCGAACAGGGGCTGGCAGTCCCCGCCGTCGGCGGCGGGACGACCTTCCTGCAGGCCAAGACCGCGAACGAGGTGCTGAAGGCGCAGGAGCGGCGCATCCGGCTCCAGAAGCTGAAGGGGGAGTTGATCGAGCGGGCCCGCGCGCTGGCGCTGGTGTTCCGGCTGGCGCGGGAGGAACGGGACGCATGGGTGACCTGGCCCGCGCGCGCGGCGGCGCTGATGGCGGCTGAGCTGTCGGCCTCGTGCAGCGACGCGACAGGTCAGCAAATCACCGTGGAGCCAGCCGCGATGCAGAAGGTGCTGGAGAAACATGTACGCGCCCACCTCGACGAACTCGCCGAGGTCCGGCCCGACTTCCGGTGAGAACGGCGATGGCCTGACGGACTTCGACGGCGCGGGCGAGATCCTGCGCGCCTGGGGCAATGGGCTCCGGCCCGACCCGGACCTGACCGTCTCGGAATGGGCGGACCGGCACCGGATGCTCTCGGGTCGCGCCTCGGCGGAGCCCGGGCGATACCGCACTGTGCGCACGCCCTACATGCGCGAGATCATGGACCGCCTGAGCCCCGGCGATCCCACGCAGCGGATCGTGTTCATGAAGGCCGCGCAGGTCGGCGCGACCGAGGCGGGCAACAACTGGATCGGCTTCGCCATCCATCAGGCGCCGGGGCCGATGCTGGCGGTCCAGCCGACGGTGGAGCTGGCCAAGCGCAACTCGCGCCAGCGGATCGACCCGCTGATCGACGAGAGCCCGGACCTGCGGGAGCGGGTGAAGCCCGCGCGCTCGCGCGACGCGGGCAACACGATGCTGTCGAAGGAGTTCGCGGGCGGCATCCTGATCATGACCGGCGCGAACTCGGCGGTCGGGCTGCGGTCCACCCCGGCGCGCTACATCTTCCTCGACGAGGTCGACGCCTATCCCGCCTCGGCCGACGAGGAAGGCGATCCGGTCACGCTGGCCGAGGCTCGGTCTCTCACCTTCGCCCACCGGCGCAAGGTGTTCCTGGTCTCGACGCCCACTATTCGAGGGCTGTCGCGCATCGAGCGTGAATACGAGGCGTCCGACCAGCGCCGGTTCTTCGTGCCGTGCCCACATTGCGGCCACGCACAATGGCTGAAGTTCGACCGGCTGCGCTGGCAGAAGGGCCGCCCGGAGACGGCGGAATATCACTGCGAGGGCTGCGAGACGCCCATCGCAGAACACCACAAGACGGCGATGCTGGAGGGTGGCGAATGGCGGGCGACCGCCACGGCCGCCGATCCGACCACGGTCGGGTATCACCTCTCGGCGCTCTATTCGCCGATCGGCTGGCTGAGCTGGGAGCGGATCGTGCGGGCATGGGACGCGGCACAGGGGTCGGACGAGGCCATCAAGGCCTTCCGCAACACGATCCTCGGCGAGACATGGGTCGAGACTGGGGAAGCCCCGGACTGGCAGCGGCTCTACGACCGGCGCGAGCGCTGGACGTCCGGCACGGTGCCAGCGGGCGGGTTGTTCCTGACCGCCGGGGCCGACGTCCAGAAGGACCGGATCGAGGTCGATGTCTGGGCCTGGGGCCGCGGGTTGGAAAGCTGGCTCGTCGATCACGTCGTGATCGAGGGTGGGCCCGACCGGCATGACGCGTGGTCGGAGCTGACCGCGCTGCTTGACCGAAGCTGGCCGCATGAACGCGGGGCGCATCTGCGCATTGCGCGGCTCGCCATCGACACGGGCTACGAGGCCCCGGCGGTCTATTCCTGGTCGCGGGCGCAGGGGTTCGCGCAGGTGTCGCCGGTCAAGGGTGTCGAGGGGTTCAATCGCTCGAGCCCGGTGTCGGGTCCGACTTTCGTCGACGCGACCGAGGGCGGGAAACGCCTGCGGCGCGGGGCCCGGCTCTGGACCGTGGCGGTGTCGACCTTCAAGGCCGAGACCTACCGCTTCCTGCGGCTGGCGCGGCCGACCGAGGAGGACATGACCGACGGGGCGGCGTTCCCGCCCGGCTCGGTGCACCTGCCGCATTGGGTCGAGAACGAATGGCTGAAGCAGTTCGTGGCCGAACAACTGGTGACGGTGCGCACGAAGCGCGGCTTTGCCCGCCTGGAATGGCAGAAGCTTCGCGAGCGCAACGAGGCGCTGGATTGCCGGGTCTATGCCCGCGCCGCCGCCTGGATCGCGGGCGCGGATCGCTGGCCCGACGAGAAATGGCGCGACCTCGAGGATCAGCTCGGGGCGGCCCCCACCGACACCGATCCTGCCGGGCAGATCAACCGGCCGGGACAGGCCCCGCAGGGCAAGCGCCGCTCCGACTGGCTCGGACGGCGCGGAGGATGGTTTTGAACATGACCGACTGGACGGAAACCGAGCTCTCGGCGCTGCGCCGGGCCTATGCCAGCGGCACGACCCGGGTCAGCTACGATGGCAAATCCGTCGACTATGGCTCGGCCGAGGATCTGCTCGCCCGGATCCGGACCATCGAGCGCGCCATCGCGGGGACCACGCGACCGCTGCCCGTGGCCGGGCTGGCTGGCTTCTCGCGCGGGGACCGCTGATGTCGGCGACCTGGTTCGACCACGCCATCGCCACGGTGGCGCCGCGCATGGCCGCGCGCCGCGTGATGGCGCGGCAGGCGTTCGAGACGCTGACGCGGGGGTATGACGGGGCCGCGCGCGGGCGGCGCACGGAGGGCTGGCGCGCGCCGGGATCCTCGGCCGACACCGAGATCGGCGTGGCCGGGGCGCTCCTGCGCGACCGGATGCGTGATCTGGTGCGCAACAACCCGCACGCGGCCAAGGCCGTAGCAGTGCTGGTCAACAACATCATCGGCGCGGGCATCATGCCGCGCGCCGCCAGCGGCGACGACAAGCTCGACCGCAAGGTCGACGCGCTGTTCGAGCGCTGGACGGCGGAGTGCGACGCCGACGGTCAGCTCGACTTCTACGGCCTGCAGACGCTGATCTGCCGCGAGATGGTCGAGGCGGGCGAGGTGCTGGTGCGCCGGCGCCTGCGGCGATCCTCGGACGGTCTGCCTGTGCCGCTGCAGTTGCAGGTGCTGGAAGCCGACTTCCTCGACGCCACGAAATCCGGCGCCCTCGGCGCGGGGCGGCTGGTGCAGGGGATCGAGTTCGACCCGGTCGGCAAGCGCCGGGCCTACTGGCTCCATGCCGAACATCCGGGCGACGCCTATGGCGTCTTGCAGAACGGGTTGCAGAGCCGCCCGGTCCCCGCGACCGAGATCGCCCATGTCTATGAGAAGCAGCGCACGCAGGCGCGCGGCGTGCCCTGGGGCGCGCCGGTAATTCGCAGCTTGCGCGATCTCGACGACTACGAGGTGGCCGAACTGGTCCGCAAGAAGACCGAGGCCTGCGTCACCGCCATCGTCTTCGGCGACGACGAGGCCCAACAGGGTATCGCCCCGTCCGTGGTCGACGCAGACGGCAACCGCGTCGAGCAGTTCGAGCCGGGGCTGATCGCCTATGCCCGCGGCGGCAAGGACATCCGCTTCAACCAGCCCTCGGCCACAGGCGGCTATGGCGAATACAAGCGCGCCAGCCTGCACACGATCTCGGCCGGGTTCCGGGTGCCCTACGAGCTGCTCACCGGGGACCTGTCCCAGGTGAACTATTCCTCGATCCGGGCGGGGCTCGTCGAGTTCCGCCGCCAGATCGACGCGGTGCAGTGGCAGCTGTTCATTCCGATGTTCTGCGCGCCGGTCTGGCGCTGGTTCACCGAGGCCGCATGGGCGGCAGGACAAATCCCGTCGCCGACCGTGCCGGTCGAATGGTCGCCGCCGAAGTTCGAGGCGGTCGATCCGCAGAAGGATGCGATGGCGAACCTGCTGTCGATCCGCTCGGGCACCATGACGCTGGCCGAGGTGATCGCGAAACAGGGCCGCAATCCCGACGCCGTGCTGGCCGAGATCGCCGCGACCAACGCCAAGCTCGACGCGCTGGGGCTGGTGCTCGACAGCGACCCGCGCCGCGTCACCAAGACCGGCAGCGCGCAGAGCAACGATCCGGCGACCGAACCCGCCGCCGACGAACCGGACACCGAAGACCCGGCCGCCGACGCGGACAATGACCCGGCGCAGGCCGACCAACAGGACTGACCTTCATGGACACGATGATCGAACTGCCGGCCATGCGCCGGTCGGCGGAGCTTGCGCCGAACACGGCCGACGCCGACAGCCGCACCGTCGAGGTGGTCTGGTCGGCGGGGGCCCGTGTCCGCCGCGCGACCTTCTTCGGCGAGCCCTATGACGAGGAGCTCAGTCTCGACCCGGCCCATGTCCGTCTCGACCGGCTGAACGCGGGCGCGCCGTTCCTGAAGGTGCACGAGCTCGACACGCTTGATGCAGTGATCGGCTCGGTCGTGCCGGGCTCGGCGCGGATCGAGAACGGCCGCGGCATCGCGCTGGTGCGGATCAGCGAACGTGCCGATGTCGAGCCGATCTGGCGCGACATACAAGCCGGGCACATCCGCGCGGTGTCCATCGGCTACCAGGTCCACCGCTTCGAGGTCTCGAAACCCGAGGCCGCGCGCGAGCTTTGGCGCGCGGTCGACTGGACGCCGTTCGAGGTCTCCGCCGTCGCGGTCGGCGCCGATCCCGCCGCGGGCTTCCGCGCCCAGCACCCCCTTCACGACTGCGTCCTCCACCGCCGGGACGCCCCTTCAATTACGAAAGGACCGATCCCGATGACGGACAAGACCCAGACCCCGGCGAGCGACGCCGCAACCTTTGCCACCACCCAGCCGACCGAGCCGAATGATACCGAGGACACCACCATGACCGAGCCGAAACCGGCTGCGCCCGACCCGAAGGTCGCCGCCAGCGAGACGCGCAGCCAGCCGAAGACGCAGACCACTCCTGCGCCCGACACTGAGGCTGTCGCCACCCGCGCCCGCGAGGCCGAGCGCGACCGCGTCTCCACCATCTACGACCTGGCCGGGCGGCTGAACCTCGAGCGCGGCTTCGCCGAGGATCTGGTCAAGCGCGGCGTCAGCGTCGACGAGTCCCGCCGCCTGATCCTCGACCAGGTCGCCGCCAAGTCGGACGAGACCCGGACCTTCCCCCATGTTTCCGTCCCGCTCGGCGGCAGGGACGAACGCATCACCCGCCGCGACGCGGTGGCGAACGCGCTGCTGCACCGCTACAGCCCGACGCTGTTCCAGTTGGAAGACGCCGCGCGCCAGTATCGCGGCATGACCCTGCTGGAACTGGCCCGGGAAAGCCTCGGCAATGCCGGGGTCAACACGCGGGGCCTGTCGCGCGACGAGGTGGCGACGCGGGCGCTGCACTCGACCTCGGACTTCCCCGAAATCCTCTCGGCGGTCACCAACAAGACCCTGCGGCAGGCCTACGAGGCCTATCCGCGAACCTTCATGCTGTTCTGCCGCCAGGTGCTGGCGACGGACTTCAAGGCGATGCACCGGGTGCAGCTCGGCGAGGCGCCGCAACTGCTGGAGGTCGGCGAGAGCGGCGAGTTCAAGCGCGGCACGCTGGGCGAGAGCAAGGAGAGCTACAAGGTCAAGACCTATGGCCGGGTGGTCGCCATCACCCGCCAGACCCTGATCAACGACGATCTCGACGCCTTTACCCGGATCCCGGCGATGTACGGCAACTCCATCGCCCAGCTGGAGTCGGACGTCGTCTGGGGGATCATCACCGCCAACCCGGCGATGGCCGACGGCAACGCGCTCTTCCACACCACCCACAAGAACCTGGCAGGCACCGGCGCGGCGCTGGATGTCAGCAGCGTCGGTGCGGCGCGCGCCGCGATGGCCAAGCAGACCGGCCTCGACAAGAAGACTGTGCTGAACGTCCGCCCCGCCTTCCTGATCGTGCCCGCGTCGCTGGAACTGAAGGCCGAGCAGCTGGTCGCCCAGAACCTGGTGCCCGCTGCGACGTCCAGCGTGGTGCCGCAGTCGATCCGCACCCTCGCGCCGATCAGCGAGCCCCGGCTCGACGCGGCCAGCGAGACCGCCTGGTATCTGGCGGCCAGCCCGAACCAGATCGACACCATCGAGTACGCCTATCTCGAGGGCCAGCAGGGCGCCTACATCGAGACGCGCAACGGCTTCGACGTCGACGGCGTCGAGATCAAGTGCCGCCTCGACTTCGGCGCCAAGGCCATCGACTGGCGCGGCCTCTACAAGAACCCGGGCGCGTAAGGCGCGCTTCCTGAACCCCGACACACGGGGCGGTCCAATCGGGCCGCCCTTCGTCTTTCCACAAGGATCCTCCCCATGAAAACCTACGTCCAACCCGGCAACACCATCACCCTGACTGCGCCCTATGCCGTCGCCTCCGGCGATGGCCTGCTCGTCGGCTCCATCTTCGGCATCGCCGCCGGAGACGCCGCCCTCGCCGAACCCGTCGAAACGGCGCTAGTCGGCATCTTCGACATCACCAAGGTCGGCTCCCAGGCCTGGACCGTCGGCGCCAAGGTCTATTGGGACGACACCAACAAGCGCTGCACGACGGTCGCGACCGACAACACCCTCATCGGCGTGGCCGTCGAGGCCGTGGCCAGCGGCGCGGGCGACACCATCGGCCGGGTCCGCCTGAACGCGACGTTCTGATGAGCGCCTTCGCCGCCGCCGTCGGCGCGCTATTTGCCGATCCGAACATCGGCCGGGACGCGGTCTACATCGCCGAGGGCGGCACGCCCATGCTGGTGCGTGCCGTCGCCCGGCGCGCGGATGCGATCAGCGACTTCGGCGACGCGCGGCTCTGGTCCGAAACCACCCGGATCGACCTGCGCGTGGCCGAGGTGGCGAACCCGCGTCCCGGTGACAGGATCGAGATCGACGGCGAGGCCTTCCTCATCCAGGGCGAGCCCGTCCGCGACCGCGAGCGGCTGGTCTGGACCGTCGATCTGAGGCCCGCGTGAAACTGAAGCTCGACATCGATCCAGACGTCGTCGCGATGATGGCGGCGGAGGTCGCGGCGGGCGAACGCGCGGTGACCGCCGCCATGCGCGAGGCCGGAACCGGGCTGAAGACGGCGTGGCGGCTGCAGATCACCGGCGCGGGGCTCGGCACACGGCTGGCCAACTCGATCCGGAGCCAGAACTTCCCGAGGTCGGGCGAGAGCCTGGACGCGGCAGCTCTCGTCTGGTCCAAGGCTCCGGTCATCGTGGGCGCGCATGACACCGGGCCGCTGATCCGCTCCAAAGACGGGTTCTGGCTGGCGATCCCGCTGCCCGCCGCGGGCAAGTCGCTCCGCGGCGGCCGCATCACCCCCGGCGAATGGGAACGGCGACGCGGCCTGCGCCTGCGCTTCGTCTATCGCCGTACCGGGCCGAGCCTCTTGGTGGCTGAGGGAAGGCTGAACACGAAAGGTCAGGCGGTCGTGTCGCGCTCGAAAACCGGACGCGGCAAGGTCACCGCGCCGATCTTCCTGTTGGTGCCGCAGGTCAAGCTGCCGAAGCGGCTGGATCTGGCGCGGGATGCAGACCGGGCGTTTGACAGCGTGCCGGGGCTGATCGTCGCGAACTGGGTGGAGGCTAGGTCGTGATCGCATCGATGCGCAATCTCGCTCGGCAACAACGAGATCGACGGCTCGCTTCACCCCGCGCAGCACGACAGCTTCGCGACATCCTTGTCGAAGGTCTGCGCGGCGAGCTTCAGCCCCTCGACCGTGGTGAGATAGGGGAAGATCGTCTCGCCCAAGGCCTTCGTTGTCATGCCGAACTTGAGCGCCATGGCGAGCGTCTGGACACTGTCGGCGCCCTCCGGCGCCATGATCACGCCGCCCAGCAGGCGGTCGGTCGCCCGGTCCGCGACGAGCTTGATCAGGCCGCGCGTGTCGCGGGCGGCGAGCGCGCGGGGCACGTTGTCGAGCGTCAGCACACTGGTCTTGACGTCATGACCCGCGGCGCGCGCCTGCGCCTCGGTCAGCCCGACGCCGGCGACCTGCGGATCGGTGAACACCACCCACGGCATCGCGGCGTTGTCGTAGCGCTCCGCCCCGCCCAGAACGGCGTTGCGGGACGCGAGCTTGGCGCCATAGGCGGCCATGTAGACGAACTGGTCGCGGTCGGTCACATCGCCCGCCGCGAAGATGCCGGCCTTCGTGGTCTGCATGTCGTCGCCCACCCGGATCGCGCCACGCGCGTCGGTCTCGACGCCCATCTCCGCGAGGCCCAGCCCCTCGGTGTTGGGTGCGCGTCCCGTCGTCGGGACGAGGCGGTCGGCCGTCAGGTCGCGCTCCGCGCCGTCCACCGTCACGGTCAGCACCGCACGGTTCCCGTCGCGCCGCGCGGCGTGATAGGTTGCGCCGTCAAGAACCGTGACACCCTCGGCGCGCAAGACCTCGGTGAGCGCTTCAGACACCTCCGGCTCGGAGCGCGGCAACAGGCGCGAGCGGCAGACGATGGTGACTCGAGTGCCCATCCGCGCCATCATCTGCGCCAGCTCCACGCCGATATAGCCGCCGCCGAGGAAGATCAGGCTTTCGGGCAACCGGTCCAGCTCCAGCAGCGACGTGCTGTCGAGCGTTGGTGCGTCCTGGACCCCAGGGATGTCGGGCACGGCTGGTCGGCCGCCCGTGGCAACGATCACCTTGGGAGCCGTGATCTTGCGCCCGCCGACCTCGACCCCGCCGGGGACGAGACGCGCCGGACCCTCGTCGAGATAGGTCACACCGCCGTAGCCCGGCAGCAGATCGGCGTACTTCTTCTGGCGCAGCGTCGCGACGAGATCATCCTTGGCCGCGACCAGCGCTGCCCAGTCGGCGACCTGCGCCTCGCCGCGAAGGCCCGGGAACCGGGACGCCGCCTGCGCGCCGTGCACGGCTTCGGCCGCGCGGATCATCGTCTTGGAGGGCACGCAACCCACGTTCACGCAGGTCCCGCCGATGGTTCCATGGCCGATCAACGCGACGCGCTTGCCTCCCTCGGCGGCGGTGATCGCGGCCGAGAAGCCGGCCGATCCGGCGCCGATCACGGCAAGGTCGAAATCGCCCTTGGGCGCGCAACAATCGTCTTTCATCGAGTCATCCATCCGTTCGAGTGGTCTGCCGCCGCTGCCGCCGCCAGACCGCATACAGGGTCAGCACGACGAAGAAGGCGAGAGCGGGCAGCAGCACATAGTCGAGCCAGCCAAGCCAGGCCGACAGGCCCACGGCGCCCAGAAGCACCACGAGCACCGGCGTGAAGCAGCAGAGCGCCGCGATGACGGTGCCGACGATCCCTGTCGCGATCAGCTTGCGGTCGGTCTGCTCGGTCATCCCGTCAGCCCGAAACGCGCGCCGGGTAGCCTGCATTGGCCGACGCGGTCGCTATGGCGTCGGCGCTCGTCGCGGCGGTGTCGAAGATCACCGTGGCCGTGCGCGCCTCGAAGTCGATCTCGACGGCGCGCACGCCCGCGACGCCCTCCATCGCGCGCTTCACGGTGATCGGACACAGCGCGCATGTCATGTTGTCGACCGCGAAGGTGACGGTCTGCTCCGCGGCGACGGCCTGCGCGGCAGCAGGGATGGCCGTGATGGGTGCTGTGGCGGTCAGGCCGAACAGAACAAGTGCAAGGATCTTCTTCATGGGGATATCCTTTCGGGGTCAGTAGAGAAGCGGGGCCCACCAGTCGATGGTGAGTGCTGCGACGACGAGGATGAGGGAGGCCCAGAGCGCGCTCTTGGTGATGCGCGCCGAGGATGGGCGCGCACAGTAGGAACCGGGTTCGCAGACGGTCGGCTTGCGAAAATACACGTGCCGGAAGCCGGCCCCGATGAAGCCGAGCGCAATGACCGCGAAGATCGGCTTGTAAGGCTCCAGCGCCGTCAGGTTGCCGATCCAGGCGCCGGAGATGCCGAGGGTCAGCAGCACCAGCGGCCCGACGCAGCAGGCAGAGGCGAGAAAGGCGCCGAACACCCCGCCCGCCGCGAGCCAGCCCCTTCGGGCCGGGCGATCCGCTGCTGAAGTGTCCGTTCTGTCGTCCGTCAGCGCCATGTCGCGCACCTCTCGTCTGTGATTGAGAAGATGTGTAGGGTCTGTAGCAACTACAGGCTCAAGAGGAAAAATTGCATGTCAGATCACGAGCGCGAGAGCGGTTTCACACGCGGCGATCTTGCCCGGACGACCGGCTGCAATATCGAGACGATCCGCTATTACGAGAAAACCGACCTTCTGCCCGACCCGCCCCGCACGGATGCCGGCTACCGCATCTATTCCGCCGCACACGCAACGCGCTTGCGCTTCATCCTGCGCGCCCGCGAACTCGGATTCTCTATGGAGGACATTCGCGGGCTGATGGGGCTCGAAGACGGAACCGCGCCGACCTGCGCCGAGGTCAAGGAGCGGACGGAGCGCCACCTTGCGGACGTGCGGGCGAAGATCGCGGATCTTCGGCGTATCGAAACCGTCCTCGCTGCAACCGCATCCAGGTGTTCGGGCGCCGAAGTCCCCGACTGTCCGGTGCTCGACGCGATTTCCAACTCGGCCGACCCATGACACCTCGCGAAACCATCCTCACCGCGCTGCACGCGCGGGTCTCGGCGTTCCCCGCCGCCGCCCTGCGCGGTGAGGTACTGCCCGAACGTATCCCGGCCGAGGGGCTGCTGATCCTGCGCGATGGCGAGCCGGGTGAGCCGGAGGTCACGCTCTCTCCGCTGCGCTACCACTACCAGCACCGCGCCGAGATCGAGGCGGTCGTGCAGGGCGCTGACCGTGACGCCGCCTTCGACACGTTGACCGCCAGCATCGGCACGGCGCTCGCCGCCGACCGCACAATGGGCGGGCTCTGCGACTGGGTCGAAGCGGAAGCGCCACGGCCGGTCGATCTGCCCGTCGAAGGCGCGGCCAGCCTGAAGGCGGCCGTGATCCCGGTGGTGCTGCACTATTCCACGGCCGATCCGCTCGGCTGATCCCGACAACCCGAGGAGAATACCATGGCACGAGCCCAGGGGGCGCGGGCGCTGATGGCGCTTGCGTTCGAGACGACCTATGGAACGCCGCCCGTGAGCGGCTTCACCCGTATGCCCTTCGCCAGCACCTCGCTCGGTGCCGAGCAACCGCTGCTGAACTCGGAACTGCTCGGCTACGGCCGCGATCCGCTGGCGCCGATCAAGGACGCGGTGACGGCCGATGGCGATGTCGTGGTCCCACTCGACGCCGAGGCCTTCGGATTCTGGCTGAAGGCCGCCTTCGGCACGCCCACGACCACGGGCGCGGAGGCCCCGTACACCCACGAGTTCCAGTCCGGGTCCTGGACTCTGCCGAGCATGTCGATCGAGACCGGCATGCCGGAGGTGCCGCGGTACGCGATGTATTCCGGCTGCGTGCTCGACCAGATCACCTGGCAGATGCAGCGCTCCGGCCTGCTGACCGCAACCGCACGGCTGGTGGCGCAGGGCGAGACCGTGGGCACGACGACCAGCGCCGGAACGCCCGCGGCGCTGGAGCTGAAGCGCTTTGGCCATTTCAACGGCGCGATCAGCCGCAACGGCACCGCGCTCGGCAACGTCGTCTCGGCCGAGATCACCTATGCCAACAACCTCGACCGTATCGAGACCATCCGCTCGGACGGCCGCATCGACGGCGCGGACCCGTCCATCGCCGCGCTCACCGGCCGGATCGAGGTGCGCTTCGCCGACCAGACGCTGGTGACGCAGGCGATCAACGGCGAGGCCTGCGAGATGGAATTCGGCTACGTCCTGCCCTCGGGCGAGAGCTTCACCTTCACCGTGCACGCCGTCTACCTGCCACGCCCGCGCATCGAGATTTCCGGACCGCAGGGCGTGCAGGCGACCTTCGACTGGCAGGCCGCCCGCGACAGCGTCGTCGGCCGGATGTGCACCGCAACCCTGATCAACGACATAGAGGTGTATTGAGGATGCTGACGCTTGACCTGACCAATGCCCCGCGCTGGCATGACCTCGCCCCTGGCGTTCGGGTGCAGCTGCGCCCACTGACCACGGCGCTGATGGTGGCGACGCGCAGCGACCCGGCCGTCGAGGCTGTGCCCGAGGAGGCCTCGGACGAGGAACGCGCCGTCGCGTTCGCCAAGGCTCTCGCGCGGCGGGCGGTGCTCGCCTGGGAGGGCATCGGCGACGCCGACGGCAACGCCATCGACCCGAGCCCAGAGGCCATCGACGCGCTCCTCGACGTCTGGCCGATCTTCGAGGCTTTCCAGCTGACCTACGTCTCGAAGGGTCTGCTGCTGGAACAGGAAAAAAACGCCTCCGCGCTCTCGCCGAATGGTCCTTCGGCGGGGGCGAGCGATACTGCCAAGCCTGCGCACCCTACGAGGGCCGCGAGCAAGCCTGCTCGGACTGCCCGGCGCGGCTGAATCGCCCCGAGACCTTCGAGGGCTGGCAGGTCTGGGACCTGGTCGGTCGGCTCGGCGGCCAGCTGCGTGTCCTGCCCGACGCCGTGATCGGCTGGGACATGTCGGCGGCGCTGGCGCTTGGTGACGCCCTCGGCGTGCCGCCGCTCGCCATGGCCGAACTGCTGCCCGTCATCGAGGCGGTGATGGTCACCAAACTCAACGAACAGATGGATCACTCCCATGGCGGAAAAACGGGTTAGCGTCCGCCTCGCGGCCGTGGGCGGACGGCAGGTGCGCGCGGAACTGGAGGGTGTCGGTGACGCCGGGTCGCGCGGCTTCGGACGGCTGAGCCGGGAGATGGAAGCGGCCAACGCTCGGCTCGCGGCCTTCTCGCGGCGGGTGCGGGTTGCGGCGGCCGCCGCCGTGGCGGCTGCCGCCGCCGCTGGCGTGGCGATGATCCGGTCCGGGCTGCAGAGCGTCGATGCGCAGGCCAAGCTCGCGCAGTCGCTCGACACGACGGTCGCCTCGATCCAGACGCTGGAGCGCGCGGGCGAACTGGCGGGCGTCTCCATGTCCGGCATCGAGCAGGCGACGAAGGATCTGACGCGCCGTCTCAGCCAGGCGGCGGCCGGGACCGGCCCCGCCGCCGACGCGCTCGACCGGCTGGGGCTGTCGGCCACCGACCTGATCGCCCTGCCGCTGGACCAGCGGGTCGGCGCGATCAACGCCGCGATCGAGGACTTCGTGCCCGCCGCCGAGCGCGCTGCCGTTGCGGGCCAGCTTTTCGGTGAGGAAGGCTCCATCGCGATGAGCCGGATCGACACCGCGACGCTGCGCCAGGCGACCGAGGACGTCCTCGCCTTCGGGGTCGTCGTCTCCGAGCAGGATGCCGACCAGATCGAGCGGACCAACGATGCGATCTCCCGGCTCGGGCTGATCTGGCGGGGGCTGTCGAACCAGCTTGCCGTCGCCGCTGCTCCGGCGCTCGAAGCCGTCGCCGACGCCATGGCGGCGGTTGCCAGCCGCACCGGGCCGCTCGGCATCGCGATCCGCGGTCTTTTCGACAACATCGGCCGTCTGGCCACCTATGCAGCCACCTTCGCGGCCTTCCTCGCGGGCCGCTGGGTGGCGGGGATGGTCGCTGCCGCGCTCTCGGTCCGGGGCCTCGCCACGGCGCTGGTCGTCCTGCGCGGGGCGCTGATCCGGACCGGCATCGGGGCGCTCATCGTCGGCGCGGGCGAGCTCGTCTACCAGTTCACCCGTCTCGTCTCGGGCGCGAGCGGGTTTGGCGAGGCGATGTCGCTCCTGAAGGACCTGGCCGTCGAGGTCTGGGAGCGGATCAGGATGGGCGCCGCTGCGGCCGGGGCCGCGGCAACGGCGATGTTCTTCGACCTGAAGGCCGACGCCGCCTCGGGCATGCAGAGCGCCATCGGGAGCGTCGTCGGTTTCGGCAACACCGCGGCAAATACATTCGAGGGCGCCTACGAGGCGATCAAGGCGATCTGGGGCCTGCTGCCCGCCGCCATCGGGGATCTGGCGTTCCAGGCGGCGAACAGCCTGGTCGACGGCGTCGAGGCGATGCTGAACGGCGTGGTCTCGCGCATCAACGGCTTCATCGGCGGCATCAATCAGGGGCTCGAAGCCCTCGGGTCCGAGCGACGTATCTCCGTCATCCCCGATCTCGACCTTGGGCAGATCGAGAACCGCTTCGAAGGGGCGGCAACGGCCGCCACGACGGCGGCGCAGGCGGCGTTCGACCGGGCCTTCGAGAACAAACCGCTTACCGCGCCCGATCTCGGACTCACGGAGGCGGCGAACCGGGCACTCGAGTCCGCCAACCTCTATCGGGGCGCCGCGCGCGATCTTGCGGACGGCGCCCGCGCCCCTCTGGAAAGCTGGCAGGCGCTGCGCGATGCGGTGCGCGGCACCGACGAGGCGAGCGCGGATGCCCTGACCGAGGCCACGGGTGCTGCCGAGCGGCTGGAGACGGCGCTTGGTGAAGCCGGGCGCGCCGCGACGGGTGCCGGCGCAGCGGCCGGGGCTGCAGCCGCTGCGGCAGAGCCCGCGACCGAAGCTGCCGTCACCGGTTGGCAGGCCGTCACGGCGGCGCTGTCGGACTACGCCAGCAAGGCCCGCGACATCGGTGGCGACATCGGCCAGAGCCTCGTCGGCGCCTTCCAGTCGGCCGAGAACGCGGTGGGCCAGTTCGTGAAGACCGGCAAGCTGAACTTCCGCGACCTCGTCACCTCGCTGCTGGCCGATCTCGCCCAGCTCGCGGCGCGGCGGTTCATCCTCGGGCCGATCGCCAATGCGCTCTCAGGCGTGTTCTCCGGGGCGGGCGGCATTTTCGCGAACGTCCTGCATGCGGGCGGGATGGTCGGATCGGCCGGGCCCTCGCGCATGGTGCCTGCCATGGCCTTCGCCACCGCGCCCCGAATGCATGGCGGCGGCATCGCTGGCCTCCGCCACGACGAGGTGCCCGCGATCCTGCAGCGCGGTGAGCGGGTGCTGTCGCGGCGGGAGGCGCAGGCTTACGGCGCGGGCGGCGGGGTCAACGTCACCATCTTGGCGCGCGACGCCGAGAGCTTCCGCCAGTCGCGCACGCAGGTCGCCGCCGACATCGCCCGCGCCGTCTCGCTCGGGCGGAGGGGCATGTGATGGCATTTCACGAGGTCCGGTTTCCCGACAACATCAGTCGTGGCGCGCGGGGCGGGCCGGAGCGGCGCACGCAGATCGTCGAGCTCGCCTCGGGCGACGAGGAGCGCAACGCCAGCTGGGCCAACTCGCGCCGCCGCTACGACGTCGCCTACGGCATCCGCCGCGCGGACGACCTGGCAGCGGTCGTCGCCTTCTTCGAGGCGCGAAACGGCCGCCTGCATGGCTTCCGTTTCAAGGACTGGGGCGACTTCAAGTCGTGCCTGCCGTCCCAGACGCCATTGCCCACCGACCAGGCCATCGGCACCGGCGACGGCGCGACGACCGCCTTCCAGTTGGCGAAGCGCTACGCCTCGGGCGCGCAATCCTGGACGCGAGCTATCGCGAAGCCGGTGACCGGAACCGTGCGCATCGCGCTGGCGGGCGTCGAGCAGCTCTCCGGCTGGTCGGTCGACACCGCCACAGGCGTCGTCACCTTCAGCGCTGCGCCGGGTGCTGGCGTCGCCATCACCGCAGGCTTCGAGTTCGACGTGCCGGTCCGCTTCGACACCGACGTGCTCGACGTGACGCTCGACCTTGAGCGGCTCGGCTCGATCACCTCCATTCCGCTTCTGGAACTGCGCCGATGAAGACCCTCGCTCCCGCCCTGCAGGCCCATCTCGACGACGGCAGGACCACGCTCGCGTGGTGCTGGCGGATCACGCGCGCCGATGGCGTCACCTTCGGCTTCACCGACCATGACCGGACGCTGAGCTTCGATGGCACGGCCTTCGAGCCCGAGAGCGGGCTCACGGCGTCCGAGGTGCGGTCGGGCTCGGACCTGTCGGTCGATGCGCAGGATGCCGAGGGTGTGCTGACCTCGGACCGGATCACCGAGACCGACATTCTCGACGGCCGCTGGGACAACGCCGAGGTCGAAGTCTGGCGCGTGAACTGGGCTGACACGAGCCAGCGCGTGCTGATGCGGCGAGGCGCCATCGGACAGATCCGGCGCGGGCGGCTCGCCTTCGTCGCCGAAGTCCGCTCGCTCGCCCATGTGCTCGGCCAGACGGTCGGGCGAACCTTTCAGGCGACCTGCGATGCTGCGCTCGGGGACGCGCGCTGCGGCGTCGATCTCGAGGATCCGGCCTTCAAGGGCACCGGTGCCGTGATCGATCTCCTGCGCGACCGGGCCTTCACCGCCTCGGGGCTGGGCGCATTCACGTCCGGCTGGTTCACCTTCGGCACGCTCGAATGGACGAGCGGTGCGAACGCGGGGCGGCGCACCGAGGTGCTAGGCCACGACGTGACGGACGGAGTCGCGATCCTGACCTTGCTCGAGGCCCCCGTGCGCGCGATCGCCGAGGGCGATGCCTTCACCATCCGCGCGGGCTGCGACAAGCGCATCGAGACCTGCGGGGCCAAGTTCGCCAATACCGCCAACTTCCGAGGTTTCCCGCACATACCCGGCCAAGACGCCGTTCTCCGCTACGCCACCAAGGATGGCGGGCACGAAGGGTCCGTGTTGTGACCTCCGCCGATCCCACCCGCGTCATCGCCATCGCGCGCTCCTGGCTCGGCACGCCGTACCACGACCAGGCGAGCCTGCGCGGTGTCGGCTGCGATTGCCTCGGGCTCGCCCGGGGCGTCTGGCGCGAGGTTGTGGGTCCAGAGCCGTTCCCGATCCCGGCCTACAGTCGCGACTGGGGCGAGACCGGCCCGCGCGAGGTGCTGGCCGAGGGTGCGCGCGCCATGATGATCGAGATGCCGCTCGCCGAGGCGTGTCCGGGCGCGCTGGTCCTCTTCCGCATGAAGCCCCGTGCCATCGCGAAGCATGTCGGGGTCCTGACCGCGCCCGACAGCTTCCTCCACGCCTATGAGCGGCTCGGCGTGATCGAGGAACCGCTCATCCCATCCTGGCGGCGGCGCATCGCCTTCGCCTTCCTGTTCCCGCAACGCTGAGACCCCGACATGGCAACGCTTGTTCTCGGTGCCGCCGGCGCCGCCATTGGCGGTTCGATCGGCGGCGCGATCCTCGGCGTCAGCGCCGCCACCATCGGCGGGTTCATCGGCTCGACCATCGGCTCGGTCGTCGACAGCTGGATCATCTCGTCGCTGGCGCCCACGCAGCGCATCGAGGGCGCGCGGCTCGACACGCTGCGCATCACTTCAGCCACCGAAGGCGCAGTCATCCCCCGGCTCTATGGCCGCATGCGGCTGGGCGGCAACATCATCTGGGCGACAGATTTCCGCGAGGAGACGAAGACCACCACGCAGGGTGGCGGCAAGGGCGGCGGGGGCGGCAAGGTCAAGACCACCGAGTATCTCTACTACGCCAGTTTCGCCGTCGCGCTCTGCGAGGGGCCAATCACCGGGATCGGGCGCATCTGGGCCGACGGCAAGCCGATGGACCTCTCCGGCGTCACCTGGCGCTGGTATCCCGGTGACGAGGCTCAGACGGCGGACCCGTTCATCGCGGCCAGGATGGGCGCGGCCAGCACGCCCGCCTATCGTGGTACGGCCTACGTGGTCTTCGAGGAACTGGCGCTCTCGACCTATGGCAACCGTCTGCCGCAGCTCTCCTTCGAGGTGTTCCGCCCGCTCGCCGATCCCGACACCGCCGAGGGACTGACCCGCGCCGTCACCATGATCCCGGCGTCCGGCGAATTCACCTATGCCACGCAGGCCATCCGCAAGACCGATGGCGGCGCGACGGTGCCCGAGAACCTGAACGCGCTGGCCGATTCCACCGACATGGTGGAGGCGCTGGACCGGCTGCGGGCGATGGCGCCCGCGGTCCAGAGCGTCAGCCTCGTGGTGGCGTGGTTCGGCGACGATCTGCGGGCGGGATCCTGCAAGGTGCGGCCGGGCGTCGAGGTCTCGGCCAAATCCACCACGCCCGCCAGTTGGGCGGTGAACGGTGTGAGCCGCGCCGATGCCTTCCTCGTCAGCCGCGACGACAAGGACCGCCCGGTCTATGGCGGCACGCCGTCCGACTTCGCGGTGGTCCAGGCGATCCAGGAGATGAAGGCGCGCGGGCTGCGGGTGACCTTCTACCCGTTCATCCTGATGGACGTGCCCCCCGGCAACACGCTGCCGAACCCCTATTCCGACAACGCCGCCGAGACGGGCCAGCCTGCCTTTCCCTGGCGGGGGCGGATCACCTGTTCTCCGGCTGCTGGCTACGCCGGGACAGCGGACAAGACGGCGACGGCCGCAAGCCAGGTCGCGGCGCTGTTCGGCGCGGCGACGCCCGCGAGCTTCAGCGTCTCGGGCGAGAGCGTCAGCTGGACCGGATCGCCCGGCGACTGGGGGCTGCGGCGCATGGTGCTGCACTATGCCCACCTCTGCGCGGCGGCGGGCGTGGTCGACGCTTTCCTTATCGGCACCGAGATGCCGGGGCTGACGACGATCCGTTCTGGAGCCAGCACCTATCCGGCGGTGCAGGCCTATCGGGACCTGCTCGCGGATGTCCGCTCGATCCTCGGGTCCGGGACGAAGATCGGCTACGCCGCCGACTGGTCGGAGTACTTTGGGCACCAGCCGGGCGACGGCTCGGGCGACGTGTACTTCCACCTCGATCCGCTCTGGGCCGATCCGGAGATCGATTTCGTCGGGATCGACAACTACATGCCGCTCTCGGACTGGCGCGACGGGTTTGAGCATGCCGACGCGGCTGAGGGCTGGCCCGCAATCTACGACCGTGCCTACCTGCAGGGCAACATCGCGGGCGGCGAAGGCTTCGACTGGTTCTATGCCAGCGCGGCGGATCGCACCGCGCAGGTGCGGACCCCGATCACCGACGGTGCCGCCGGCAAGCCATGGGTCTTCCGCTACAAGGATCTGCGCGCCTGGTGGTCGAACGCGCACCATGACCGCCCGGGCGGGGTGGAGAGCGGGACGCCGACGGCGTGGGCGCCGCAGTCCAAGCCGATCTGGTTCACCGAGCTCGGCTGTCCGGCCATCGACCGTGGGACCAACCAGCCGAACGTCTTCTTCGACCCGAAGTCCTCGGAGAGCTTCACGCCGCATTTCTCGCGGGGCTGGCGGGACGACGCCATCCAGCGCGCCTATCTTGAGGCGACGTACCTCTGGTGGGGCGAGGCCGCGAACAACCCCGTGTCGTCTGTCTACGGCGGCCGGATGGTGCATGTCCCCGAATGCGCCGCCTGGACCTGGGACGCGCGGCCCTATCCGTTCTTCCCCGCACTGACCGACGTCTGGACGGACGGCGCGAACTGGCGGCTCGGCCACTGGCTGACGGGCCGCCTCGGGGCGGTGTCGCTGGCGGCTCTGGTCCGCCACCTCTGCCTGCGGGCCGGGCTGCCCGTGTCCCGGATCGACGTCACCGGGCTTTGGGGTGCGGTCGAGGGCTACGCCATCACGGCGCTGGAAAGCCCGCGCGCCTCGATCACAACGCTGTCGCGGCATTTCGGCTTCGATGCCGTGGAGACCGAGGGCGTGATCCGTTTCATCATGCGCGGCCGGGCCTCCGTCGCCACGCTTGCGCCCGACGATCTGGTCGCCCCCCGCGAGGGCGACCTGCTGGAACTGACCCGCGGCCAGGAGACCGAACTGCCGCAGGCGCTGAAATGGCAGATCGCGCGCGCCGACGAGGATTACGACGCCGCTCTCGTCGAGGCGCGGCGCATCACCGTGGACACGACGCGGATCGCGTCCGAGAGCTTCCCGATGGCGGTGCCGCCCGAGGAGGCCGAGCGCCGCTGCCGCCGGGCGGCGTGGGTGGGGCGCGAGACGGCGGCGTTCCGTCTGCCGCCCTCGCGCCTGGCGCTCGATCCGGCCGACGCGATCCGGCTCGCGCATGACGGGCGGCTGGTCGATCTGCGGCTCGTCTCGATTGCAGATGCCGAGGCCCGCGGCATCGAGGCGGTCCGCCAGGACCGGGCGACCTACGACCTGCCGCCCGGCGATCCCCGCGCGGCCTCGCTGACGCGGGCAGTCGTGTTCGGCGCGCCGGACGCGGTGCTGATGGACCTGCCGCAGCTGACCGAGGACCAGCCCGCGCATCGGCCGCTGATTGCGGCGCACGCAGTGCCTTGGCCGGGCGAGATGGCGGTGTTCCGCAGTCCTTCGACCGATGGGTTCGAGTTGCTGACCACGTTTGGCAGCCGCGCCCGGATCGGGACACTGGTCTCGGACTTCTACGCGGGGCCCACGTCGCGCTTCGACCTGGGCAATGCACTGATGGTCGATCTGCTAACCGGGACGCTGGAAAGCGTCACGGACCTGACGCTCTTCGGCGGCGCCAACGCGCTCGCGATCGAAAGCGCGCCCGGCGTGTGGGAGATCGTGCAGGCGGGCGCGGCGGAGCTGCTGGCGCCCGGCCGCTATAGACTGACGCGGCTCCTGCGCGGTCAGCGCGGCACCGAGGGCGCCATTGGCAACCCGGCGCCCGCTGGCGCGCGGATCGTGGTTCTGGACACCGCGCTTGCGTCACTGCCCATCGCCGAGGCCGATCTCGGCATCCCGTGGAACTGGCGCATTGGCCCGGCGAGCCGCCCGGTCAGCGACGAGACCTATGTCGCGCAGTCCTTCGCGCCCAAGGGCGTCGGGCTGCGACCCTTCTCCGTCGCGCATGTCGAGCAGCCATGGCGCTCACCGCGCACGCCCGGCGATCTGACGATCCGCTGGACGCGCCGGTCCCGCGCGCTGGCGGCCGACAGCTGGGGCGGGCTTGAGGTGCCTCTGACCGAGGAACTGGAAGCCTACGAGGTGGAGATCCTCGACGGCGCAACCGTGAAGCGGGTGCTGAGCACGACCACGACCAGCGCGCTCTACTCCGCCGCCCAGCAGACCGGCGACTGGGGCGCGTTGCTCGGCCCGGGCAACACGCTCGACATCCGCATCCATCAGCTCTCCGCCCTCGTGGGACGGGGCGCGCCCAAAACCGTCACGCTGACACTCTGAAGGCCAACCCATGTCCGACGCCACCTCCCATCTCCTGCTGCCCTATATCATGGCGGCGCAGGCCCAGAAGCACGTCACCCACAACGAGGCGCTGCGGATTCTCGACGGGCTCGTCCAGCTCTCGGTTCTCGACCGCGACCTGACGGCGCCGCCCGGTTCTCCCGCCGACGGCGACTGCTACATCGTTGGCTCGGGCGCGACGGGCGACTGGGCGGGGCGGGACCTGAACGTCGCGCTCTGGACCGATGGCGCCTGGCTGCGCCTGCCGCCGCGGACCGGCTGGCGGGCGTGGGTCGAGGACGAGGGCCTGCTGCTGGTCTACGACGGCGCGGGCTGGGTCGGGACCACCCCGGACGCGCTGCAGAACCTCGCACTGCTCGGGCTCGGGACCACCGCGGATGCGTCGAACCCGTTCTCGGCCAAGCTGAACGCCGCACTCTGGACGGCGAAGACCGTGGCTGAGGGCGGCACCGGCGATCTGTTCTATACCATGAACAAGGAGGCTGCGGGCGACGACCTCGGCCTTACGCTGCAGACCAACTTCGTGACCAAGGCGCTGGTGGGGCTCTTCGGCTCCGACCGTTTCCGCCTCGCGGTCTCCGCCGACGGCAGCACGTTCTTCGATGGGCTCAGCGTCGACAACGCGAACGGCATCGTCGACCAGCCCCGGCTGCCCCGCTTCAAGGCGTACACCAACTACGACAACTATGTCGGCGTCGGGACCTGGACGAAGATCGGCCTCAACAACACCGACTACAACGACCAGGGGGCCTTCGACGCCGGGAACAATTACTTCGTGGCGCCCTCGGACGGGACCTACCTCTTCGGCGCGACGCTGCTCTACAAGATCAACGCCAGCGCCACGGCCCGCATGCGCGGGCGGCTCGTGCTGAACGGCACGACCGAAATCCGCGGCTCCCTCGGCGAAATCTCCGCCACCCACGTCTCGCTCGCCACCGCCATCTGGCTGCAGACCATGGTCCCGCTCACCGCGGGCGATACCGTCGAGCTGCAGGGGTATTTCCGGGTCGCGGACGGCTACTTCGCCGCCGACCACACCTCCTTCTGGGGCTGCAAGATCGGCTGAGCGGCGGAAGGAGGATCCTATGAACCCACCCCGATCCGAGGGCTTCGTGCGCATGCCCGACGCCGAGTTCGAGGCGATCCTGACGCGGGCGGCCGAGGAAGGCGCGAAGCGAGCGCTCTCCGATGTCGGTCTCGACGGCGACGAGGCCGCGCTCGACATCCGCGATCTGCGCTCCCTGGTGGACTGCATCCGGCTGGTCCGCCGCACCGCGATGCAGACCGCCGTCCGCATGATCACCACCGGCGTGATGCTGGCGCTGCTCGCGGGCATCGCGATCAAGCTGAAGATCTTCGGCGGCAGCCCGTAGCCGCGCTCCATCACCATTCATCAGTCCAACCGCACCCGCCCTTGAGGCAGGTTTTTTGTTTTGGAGGACCCCATGACCACGACCTTCCACCGCCATTGGCGAGACGTGCGGGAAAGCGCCTGGCGCTGGCCCAACTTCTCCCCCGCCGAGATCGCATGTCGGGGCACCGGCAAGCTGCTGCTCAACGAACCCGCGCTCGACAGGCTGCAGGCGCTGCGCGACCGGCTGGGAAAGCCGCTGATCGTCCGCTCCGCCTATCGAAGCCCCGAGCACAACCGCACCGTCGGCGGCGCGACCCGCTCCAAGCACCTCGACGGCGCCGCCTTCGACATCTCCATGGCGAACCACGCCCCGATGACGTTCGAGGCGGCAGCGCGGGAGGTTGGGTTCCTCGGCTTCGGCTTCTATCCGCGCTCGGGGTTCATCCATGTCGACCTCGGCCCCGCGCGGCAGTGGGGCGAGCGGTTCCCGATCCGGGCGACTGCCTTCGCGGCGGAGACGCCGCCCGCGCGCGAGGTGCTGGCCGACAGCCGCACGATGAAAGGTGGTGGTGCGGCCGGAGTGGCGACGCTGGGCGCGGCGGGTGTCGAGATCGCGCAGAGCGTCCTGGCCGAGACGCAATCCGCCATCCTGCCTCTCGTGCCGTATCTCGACACGCTGCGCTGGGTGTTCATCGCCGTTGCGCTCGGCGGGATCGGCGTCACGATCTACGCCCGCCTCGACGACTGGAAGCGGGGGCGGCGGTGA